GCCAAGTCTGTAGCCGATCTATATGGAAGATTGCGCCCAATGGGCGTCTCTCTGGACGACATTGGCAAGACATTTAACGGTGTCAATAAAGCTGCGGGGCTAATGAATCTCTCCACAGCGGACACTGAAGGAGTGATGCTGCAACTCAGTCAGGCAATGGGATCTGGAAAGCTCCAAGGTGATGAACTGCGCTCTGTGATGGAGCGGCTGCCTGCGGTCGGCCAGGCTGTCGCCAAAGCGATGGGTGTCAGTGTTGGTGAGATTAAACAGCTTGGTGCCGATGGGAAGATAACGACTGACATCATTATTAAAGCCATGAGTGAGCTGAATAAGCTCAAGCCACCGCCGCCCGATGCAGTAAAGCTATATGGGGCTGCCGTAGAGGATCTGCAGACGAGTATCGGCACCAAATTGCTGCCAGTGTTCACGCCATTCCTGCAGGCGCTGACTGGATTGATAAACGGTTTCTCTGCATTGCCGCAACCATTGCAGAATGTGATCGTTGGCGTTGGAGGACTAGTGGCAGTACTTGCATTGGTTGCTGCGCCGTTGGGCTTCCTAATTAGTGGCATCGGTACTCTCGTCACAGCATTGGCGGCTGCCAACATTGGCGGTTTGATCGCTGGATGGGCAGCAGTGGCCCTGCCAGCGGTCACAGCTATCAGCGCTGCTTTTTCTGGCTTGCTCGCATTCCTAACGGGCACAATCGTCCCAGCACTGCTTGCAATCTTCTCGGGCCCCGTTGGCTGGACTGTGTTGGCGGTCGCTGCGGTGATCGCAATGGCTGTGGCATTTCGAAAACCGCTGAGTGATTTCGCGAGTTGGCTATGGAATTGGGGCAAGCCAATTCGCCAATTCTGGGTAGATCTGTGGGATGGCGTGGTCAAGCTGGCAGGAAATGCAGTGCAATCGATCAAATCAGTGTTTGTGAGCATTGGCGCGGTGATCAAGGGGGCTCTCAATGGCATTCTGCGTGGCATCTTTAACTCAGTGAATGGGGCCATCAACAACATCAATTCCTTGATCAATCGCGCAAATGCGCTATCGGCAAAAGTGAGAGGGCCTCAACTGCCAACACTGCCAACGGTGTCCGTGCCTCAATTCGCCAAAGGTGGTGTGGTTGCTGGCCCAACGCTGGCGATGGTTGGAGAGGGCGGAGAACCTGAATATATCATTCCCGCCTCCAAGATGGCTGCCGCATCGGCGAACTACCTAAACGGTGCTCGTGGTGGTGCAGTCATCCCCGCATTCGCTAACGGCGGCATTGTCGGTGGCAATGCTCAAATCAATGTCACCACCGGCCCTGTGATGCAGCAGAACGGGCAGCAATATGTCACTCTGGCCGACCTAGAGAGGGCGATGCGCAAGACTGCCGACGGGGTTTACGCAAGCCTCAGGACTCCGGCAGGACGTTACGCGGTGGGGACACGCTGATGTCAAGAGCCCAGTCGCAGTATCTAAGGATCTTCTCGGGCAGCACCACCTATCAGCGGTGGCAATCGTACTACGTGAACACGAGCGTTACCTGGGAAAGCGCTACCTGGACCTATCAGCCATTCGATGCAGATGGGATCACAGCTGGAGAGGTGCAGTCTGAATCCTCGATCTCGATTCGGTTGCCGGCCACGGCAAACGTGGTCGAGGTGGTACTACAGGCTTTAAATGAAGCCCGGCTGGCAGAACTGCGTTTCTATGAATTTGACACCATCCTCGGCAGCGCAACACCACAGGCAGGACAGACGCTGATCGCGTCTTATTTGGGCGAGGTGGTCGGAGTGCAAGGCAGTCTTACGTCGATTCAGTTAGAACTGGGGAGCAGCTTGTCTCCAGTGGGCGCACAGGTACCACCACGAACGTTCTCCACGCGGCTCATCGGAGCCCCTTGCAAGCTATGAGCATCACAGGTAGCGATCCTCTAGCCTTCCTCATCGCGCAGGGTGGCATCGTCGGCACACCGCTGCAGGAGGCTGGCGCCAGCGGGGCCGACAATCTAGACAGCCAACAACGCAGTGCAGTCATTGGCGAGCCAATCCCGATTGTGTTCTGTCGCCGAGTCAGTGGCGTCGGCGGAATTCTTATCAGCCCACCTGCTACTGAAGCTAGGTTTGAGGACGATGCTTCGAGCAATATCACTGCCAGTTATCATTTGGTACTAAGTGAGGGACAGATTGATTCTGTCCAGGTGCGCGATGTATTCCAACGCAGTTGCAGGGTAGGCAGTTTTACGCAGACTTACAACCGCCGGGCCGGCACGTTTGTGCCTGGCAATTTCATAGACAACACGCCTAATCTCGAGGCGCCCTACTACTGTGGCACCAGCGGCACGTATGAAGGCCTCAGTACGATGGCCTTCTCAGTCACAATCCCAGCGGGCTTCGACTACTGGGACCGCCAGGTGCATTGCTTCATTCGAGGCGGCATCTACGTTCCTCGTTTGATAGACAGCGTCACCGGCCCGAGCAATAACGTGGCCGATCTGCGGCTATATCTGCTGCGCAATAGCTCCAAGGTGCCAGAAGCCCAAATCGATACAGCCAGTCTGTTGGCCGCTGCGACGTTCACCAACATGAATGGGTTCTGGTTCAACGGGGTGCTCTCCGAATCCACTAATCTGCGCGATTGGATTGGAGACACGCTGCAATATTTCTTGCTGCGCCAAACGCGGATCGGAGGCAAAGAAGCACTGAAGCCATCACTCCCAGTCAACAACGATGGGACGATCAAAACCACTGCAGTCAGCTGGGCTTTCACCTTTACCGAAGAGCACATCATACCGGGCAGCTTTGAGATTATATACACGCCTCTGGTGGACCGTAAACCGTTCTGCGCCACGGTGCTATGGCGTCAGCAAGACGATCTAGGGATTCCCGTGATGCGCACTGCCGAAGTGCGATACACCGGCACCGCCGTTGACGGCCCATATGAGCAGCACGATCTCACAAGCTTCTGCTCATCGGAAAACCATGCCGTAAAGATTGGCGCCTATATCATCTCAAAAAGGCGACATGTCACGCACCGACTCCAGCTGGGTGTGAGGCCTGATGCATTTAATCCAACACTGACAAGCGGCGATTTGGTGCGAGTGCGCCTTGATCGCGTTGCTTCGACTGGGCCTGCCAGCCTGCATGACTATCTGTACGAGGTGGACCGGATCGGCAAGTCGATCACTGGCGAGGTACAGCTGGAGCTGACGCATTTCCCCGTTGATGCAGATTTAGCCAGTGTGGTAGCACAAGAGGTCGCAACCGCTGTCGGGTCCGGTCTGTTGCTGCCTACTGGGCTGTCTGGTGTGACCTGTGATATCAATTCCTCTGCAGATACCAGCGTGCCTACTGAGACGTTCACAAGCGGATCCTTCCCAGATTACGGTTTCAATCTTGACGAACTCAGTGAATCTGACCTGGGAGATCCACCGGTAGACAATCCCAACGACAGCATCGGGGACTACTCGCCACCTGGGCTGAGCTATAGCGGCGATCCCGCAAATCCAAAAGTTGGTGACACAGTGACCGGGCCTTCAATCTGTGAAGGTGGGCGCATGGTGTTTTATCGCCTCGATCCTACAGTCCCTGGCGGCAAAATATTCTTGACGCAAGGTTCGTACACTTACACAATGATCATCAACGACGTTGATTACAGCGTCTATGCTGAACTCTATTGTCCCGATCCATCGTCACCCGATGGTTATGGGCCGCCGATTCAGATTGGGCCGACGCCAATCGTCAGAACACAGGTAACAGGCACTGTACCGCCACCCGGCAATACAACTCCTGCACCACTGCGGATCGTGAGGGCGGCTGGCACCTATACGGTCGCAGATGAGCCAAATTGCACCAATCCCACATCTGGCCCAGTCGTAGCAGCTGACGATACAATCTCTGATGTTATTTCGGTTGAAGGTATCGTCTTCCTTGACACTCGATCACCTGCCGGAGCCTGTGGATATGAACAGGTCGGACTTAAAGTTACAAGAGCTGGTGGGATTATTCGCATTGATGGCGTATCAGTTGGAACTGCAAATTCAATTACTGCATATACTCCCGGCTACACACTCACATGGGATGGTCCAGGAGCCGTGCCCTATAATCCATGAGCTTTCCTGAACGAATTGCAATCTGCTCGACCTGTCAGCACTTTGACAGTTCATTATTCCGCTGCAAATTATGTGGCTGCTTTATGCAATTCAAGGCTCGCCTCCCGCAAGCAAAATGTCCTGACGGTCGCTGGTAAATCATGGCAACCTTTCCCGCATTCAAGCCATCAAGCCGCATTTTCACGCCAGGGCGGCATCCTCATTCAGAAATTCCGGCACTGAGTGGGTTGCAGCGGCGAGTGCGGACAAGCAATGTGATCCTCGATCAAGGCCTGCAAATGACCTTTGTTGGATTAACGGAGACGCAGATGCTGAACATTCGCTCTCATTATATCGGCCAGCAAGGGCGCTTTCTTAGCTTTGATATTCCGAATGATCTACTGAGCGGCATGGCTGCTCCGGCCAGCTTCACACCTACCGGCTACAGCTGGATCTATGCAAGCACTCCTAAAGTCGAGGATATTCCAGGAACGCAAAATTATACAGTGAGCGTTGAGCTGTCCACTGTGCCACCGGAGGGCGCCAACGTTAATGGTGCTGAGTTCACGGTCGGCACCTATATCATCACAGAGATGGTTGCCGCTGTATCGTCCGCATTCGCTGCCGGAGCAGCCAGCGTAGTTCCCGCAGGCTTGGATCTGACTGTCACCGCAACATTTACCGCAGGTGCAGCTGATGGTGGTAACAATAATGTATTCACATGGAATAATCCAAACGACACAAACCCAACATCAAACACCTATCGCCTGTATGCCAGCGGGTTTGCGCGACTGAGTACGACGACCAGTACCGGGTACAAAAAAGATGAACTGCTGGCAGGCCTCACCACGAGTCGGTCTGTGACAGTGCTCGTCAATTCAGTCACCCATACGGGCACTGTATCTACCGCCGGAGCACTAGAGGATGCAGGCACATCTACGGAGAGGGTTACTGTGACATTCAGTATGAGCCCTGCGTTTACAAACACAACCCTTAGTGATACCGCAATGACTTTGACGTTGCTCTAGCAAACCGCTAAGCTGTGGTGACTACCTGTAAGACGCATGGCATCGCTGATCTACAATTCGGCCATCGACGACATGGCGCGGAACAATATCGACTTTGACACCAACACCTTCAAGGCGATGCTGGTGACCTCCAGCTACACGCCTAACAAGGACACGCACGACAAGCGCGATGATGTGACCAATGAGGTTAGCGGTACTGGCTACACGGCAGGTGGCGTTACTTCGGCTGTCACCGTCACAAAGGACACGGCCAACGACAAGGTGACTATTCAATTCGCGTCAGTCTCCTGGGCCAGCAGCACGATCACCGCACGCGGCTGCGTCTATTACAAGTCCCGTGGCGGCGCTTCCTCTGCTGACGAACTGGTGGCCTACAACGATTTTGGCGCCGATGTGAGCAGCAGTGGGGGTACCTTCTCTGTCGCGGCCAGTACCATCACGCTGCAGAACTGATGGCGCAGTTCCCAGAATTGGAGCCCAATACACGGTCCTATGATTTTGGGCTATTTTCGTTAACAGAGGAACCAAGCCTCAGTGCCGGGATCGTGCGATTTCGACATAGTGTCATGCCACAGAGCTGCCGGCTGGTTCTGGGCTACAACGCAATTACAGATGCTCAAGCAACATTAGTTCGCAACCATTATCAGGGCCAGGCAGGCAGCTTTTTGTCTTTTTCGCTGCCGTCTATCATTTGGGAGGGCCACACATTTAGCGGCAATGTTGCGCCGTACGACATGCTCTGGCGATACGCAGAGACTCCAGTCGAGGAGCATCTCCAAATTGGCCACGTCAATGTTACTGTTTCGTTGATATCGGATGGAGCAGCCGACCCAGACTTTGAGGTGGCGGCTAGCATCGCGGCAGGTATAGCGACTGGGGCCTGATGGCTGTTAAATCCAAGACCGGCACCGCACGTATCGAGCACAAGTCTGGCGCACCAAAGCTCACGCGTCAGGGCAATGGCGTGCGCAGCAAGCCGAGCCACGGTCGCAAACTATTGCGTGGTCAGGGCAAAGGCTAGACTGATACCATGATTGAGATCATTGCGGCTGTTGCTGGAGCATCCATCAGCGTTGCCGCGATGGGAGCAATGGGATTCAGCCGTCGCAACGACGAGGCTCGTGATGCAGTCGTGCGGCTCACCTCTGCTGTGGAGCATATCGCCACGCAGCTGGAGGTGCTGCATACCGACATTAAAGATGACCGCCGGGAAACATTTCAGCGGCTAAACACGGTGGAACAGCGCGTGACTAAACTAGAAGCGCACCCTCGCATGTAGTCGTGGAATTCCTCTCCCATCCCGCTTTTTGGATCGTCCTGGCTGCTGCCAGCGAGCTGATCG